TCGGGCCTTCTGTTAACACCACCAGAGGGCGATCACCTCGATCGCGACGACCGCCCAGATGGACCCGATAATCCATCGGGGCGAGAAGAGGAGGTTGCGCATGGGATGGTTATACCCGAGGAACGGGCGGCCCGGCGGGCCGCTGTCACAGCACGTAACCAGACGTAGAGCCGCACGAGATCCCGCTCCGTCTCGATCAGCCCTTCCTCGATCCCGACGAGAATCAGATCCAGTAACAGCACGTCGGGCGAACTGCGTGGCTGCATACCTCTAGGATGCACACGCGGGCGTATCCTGTCAGTCCAGTCGTAACCATGCAGATCGTGCCCTGCGAACTCGCCGAAGCGAACGCCTTCGTGCAGCTGCACCATCGCCATCACGGCCCGGTGATTGGGCATCGGTATTCGATTGCCGTGGCCGATGACGCGGGCACGGTGCGCGGCGTGGCGATTATCGGCCGGCCGGTGGCGCGGCATTGTGACGACGGCTGGACGCTCGAAGTCACGCGGCTCGCGACAGACGGCTGCAAGGACGCGTGCTCGATGCTCTATGCGGCGGCGTGGCGCGCCGCCCGCGCGATGGGCTACCGCACACTGATCACGTATACGCTGCTGACGGAACCCGGCACCAGTCTGAAGGCCGCTGGGTGGCGCTGTGTGGGCAGCTCGGCTGGCGGCTCGTGGAGTCGCGCGAGTCGGCCACGCGTGGATACGCATCCGCTCCAAGGCAAGCTGCGCTGGGAGATCGCGTAACGCCCGCCTATGCGCGGCGGGGGTCAGCAGGACCGCCCCCAGGACGCGTCAGGATGCCCCAGGTTGCCCGAAGTTGCCCATAGGTGCCCACTGGGAACAGGCGCTGGACCCGCTGTGTCTGCAACCTCTCCCCTAAACTGGCGGGCAACTTTTGGGCAACTTTCTGTACTGGAAACGGGATTCTATTGGACTTAGAGGGACTTTCCCGGATTCACGGAAATCAACGAAAACGGGCGGAAAACCCTTGATTCTATTGATTCGTTTGGGGATTTTGGGGGAGTCGACAACGGAGGGGCGCGGGACTCGCCATGTTCGCAACCAGTCGGCTTAACTGGCTTTTCTAAAAGACTTACGGCGACGGGCAACTTTCGCGGGCAACTTCTGGGACCGATTCTGTACTGCACGGTGCCGGGCGGCGTGCAGCTTCGCGAGGGCCGCGCGATTGATTTCCGGATGCGCCGCCTTCGTATAGCGGCGCGTCACGCGTGATCCCGGCGCGTGCAACCCCAGGCGCTGCACGGTGGCCTCGTCGCGATTCTCGCGGTAGAGCTGCGTCAGGAACGAGTGCCGCAGGATGTATTGCGTGACGCCCTGCATATGTAACCCGATGCGGCGGCACGCCCGCTTGAACGCGTTGTTCGTCGCGCTGATGCTGCCCACCGTATACGGCCCGTACGCCTGGGCGGCGTCGAAGGCGATCAACGCGTCGAGGGCGGATCGCTCCAGTTCAATCCAGCGGCCCTCGATGCCGGCGCCCTTCTCCCGGCCGTCGATGAACACCTGGGCGCCACGGATGTCGAGGTGCGCTGGCTTAATACAGCCGATCACGCCCAAGGGAAAGCCCGTCTCGGCCATGAGGCGCAGCTTCACCTTCGCGAGATTCAGGCCCCCGGCGAGTCGATGCGCCGGCATGCTGCGGATCGCGGCGTCGATGTCGGCATACGCGAGCTCGCGCGCCACGGGTTCGGGCCGGGGCGGATCCTTCGCGTCCTTCACCGGATTGACGGCCTTCGGGAACATGGTGCCGTAGAACGTAAACAGCACGCCGCGGCGCTTGTGGATGGTATCGGGCGCCAGCGTCAGCATCCAGCGCGTGATGATGGCGTCGATCTCGGCTGTCTCGACAGAGAGCGGCGGCCGGTCGGCGCCCAAGGCCTGCACCCACTTCGCGAGGATCGCGGTGTAAGGTTTCAGCGCGGGCATCTCTTTCCGCTGCGCCAGATACGCGGTGACACTGGCGCGCAATCCCCCCGCGACATCCGGCACGCTGCCGTATTTCGTGCGCTGCTCCGTGACCCACTGGAGGATCTCGGCGTCGGTGACCGTCTTCTCGCGCGTCGTGGTCTTCAGCCCACCGGGGCCAGGATGCACGCGGACGTAGAGTTGCAGCTTGCCGTGCTTCGCGCGGGTGTGCGTTCGTCGCCTTGCCATGTGTGTCTAGTTTGCTCCCATTAAGTCCCACTGTACACACAATTTGACACGCGTTTTTGTGCGCGCGTATACCTGCACCCATGGGTGCGCGGGTGTCAGGGTTTCGATCGGCGGCGGGCGTGCTGATGCGCGGGGTGCTGCCAGTAGGGGCTCTTGCACTTCGGGCAGGTGACCGGATCGGCGCCGTTCTTGCGGGGCTGTTTCGGCGCCCACCGGTGGTGACACCGTTGGCACTCATACCCTGGCACCTGCAGCGTAATCCGATACCCCATCCCCCGGAATTCTGGACTACGGACGTTCTGCACAACAATCCCCGAAATCCGGACTCCCGTGTAAAGGAATACCTATGACAGAAGTATTATCTCATGTCAACTTTCGGCGGCGGAGCGTGTCGGCCTCCCCCTGCCACACGTCGGCGTCTGCTCCCTGCCTACTTCGTTCGAGGGAGGCCGACCTATGCCCCGCCGTCGAACCCCTGCGTCGACACCCCGGCCGACGGATCGGCGGCGCCGTATGAGTGACGCCCGCTGCTACACGGTCCCGGACCTGATCACCAAACTGCAGATTCCCCGCGCCTCCTTCTACGCGCTGAAAGCGCAGGGCCGTCTGCCGTTTCTCGAAGAGCTGAAGCCGCGCCTCGGCCGCATCCGCCGGTATCGGGCGGACCTGGTCGACCGCTACCTGAACGGCGAATACAAGGCGCCGCTGCGCAAGTTCAAGCGCACGGCGTAACGCCGTGGGACGGCGTTTTGTCGATGTCGCGTGGATCTCGAAGCGGATGCAGTTTCGTGACGATCGCATTAATCGCGCGCTCGCGAAGATTGCGGCGAAGGAGGTAGAGATGGCGGATCGGTTAGCCCTCGCCACGATGCCGGCAGCGCCGGCCGTGACGTCTGACGAACTTGAACTCGTCCGCAAGACGATCGCGAAGGATGCGACGCCGGAAGAGTTGAAACTCTTTCTCTACGATTGCGCCCGCCAGGGCGTGCACCCGCTCGACAAGCTAATCCACTTCACGAAGCGCGGGCGCGAAGGCCGCTATACACCGATCACCTCGATCGACTTCATGCGGATCCGCGCGGCAGACTCCGGGGAATGTGTCGGCAGCGATGATGCGACGTTTGCGGGCACACCGATGACGACGAGCTTCGAGGCGCACGTCACGGTGTATCGCCTGGTGCAAGGGCAGCGGGCGCCGTTCACCGCGACGGCCCGTTGGACCGAATACAAGCCCGATCAGGATTTCATGTGGAAGCGCATGCCGCACCTGATGCTAGCGAAGTGCGCCGAGGCGCTCGCGTTGCGAAAAGCGTTTCCGAAGCAACTCCACGGGCTCTACGTGAAAGAGGAAATGGAACAGGCCGAGAACAAGCCGCGGGCGGCCCTCTCGAAGAGTCTGACGCCTTCGCCGGAGCCCGCCGCACTGGCGCCCGATGCCGGGGCGGGGCTGGGAGCCCCTGCGGCTCCGGCGAATCTCAACGAACAGATCCCGGAGACGTGGCAGCCCTTCGTGCAAAAGACGGCGGTGACCGGCACGATTACGGCGGGCACGCGCTCGAAGACGACGGGGAAAACCACGCTGACGATCACCACCGCCCACGGCGGCCTCGTGCAGTGCCACACCGACGATCACGACATGGCGCGGGCGATCACGCGCTACAAGGAAGGCAACACGCCCGTCACCGTCACGCTGCTGGACAACGGGGAGATCGTCACGCTCGCGGAGGCGACTGATGCAGCCTTCTAAACGGTTTGAACCCGAACCGGCGATCCGGCCGCCGGCCGATTTTCTCGACTGGTATCACGAGATCACGATGCTCGCGGATGTCGAAGGCGAAGCCGCCGTCGTGGGGATGGTGATGACGTATGCACCCGTGGAATGTGTGCGGGCCTTCGCCTACAACCCGGTGCTGTGGATCGAACTGCTCACGCGGGCGCGCTATGCGGATCGCTGCCGCTTCGCGTTCGGCGTGTATGCGGGACGACGCGCTACCACTGCGTCGTAAAGGGGCAACCGGCTCACGGCCCCGACAACAGTGAGCCAACCTCGGAGAACACCACAATGGCAAAAGCCAAGCAAGACGACAGCATCGTGCAGATCAAGCCGGCGAACATGGTCGTCACCACGATCAGGATTCGCGGGAACGCCCCGTATGTGCAGGAAGCGTTCTCCCGGCGCACGCGCGAAGACATTATGGCCGCGATGTCGACGCCTCGGGCCGCGAAGAAATCGAAACTCGCGCGGCCGGTGCGCGACTACGAAGAAGAGTTTCAGCAGGCACAACACAAATCCGTGCCCGGCTGGATCGGGATTCCCTGCACGGCGTTTCGACAAGCGATGGTCGACGCCTGTCGCACGGCGAATGTCGTGATGGTCACGGCGAAACTCGCGATCTCGATTCTGCCGGACGGCTTCGATGCGAGCGATGGCACACCGCTCGTGCGGCTCTACAGTGCGACCCCGCCCGAAAAGAAATCGTTACCGGTGCGGAATGCGAACGGCAGCATCGATATTCGCGTGCGGCCGATGTGGCGCGAATGGTGGGCCGACGTGCAGGTGCAATTCGACGCCGACATGATCACCGCCGAATCGATCGTGAATCTGCTTGATCGGGCCGGGCAGCAAGTCGGAATCGGCGCGGGTCGGCCGTTTTCTAAAAAGTCTGTCGGCCAAGGCTGGGGCACATTCGGTGTCTCGATTCAGGCCGCGAAGGAGGAGAGCGCGTGAATATGACCGAACACGATCGTCACGAACTGAAATCTGCCCTCGCTGCCATCGGGGCGCAACATCAAGGGGTGTTGAATCCGCACGACATCGTGGACACCGCACGCGATCCCGATCATGTGTTGCACTCACGGTTCGAGTGGGACGATGCGATCGCGGGCGAAGCATATCGTCTTGAGCAAGCGTCCTCGTTGATTCGGCGCTTGCGGCTGACGGTGATGAAGCCCGCGACGAGTAATCGGGAATTGACGATCTCGACCACGCGGGCGTATCAGAGCCGGCCGAGTATGCGCTCGCGGGAAGGTGGCTACGAAGCGATCGAGTTGCTACTCGCGGATAGTGACAAGCGGCGCGAACTGCTCTCGCAAGTCTTAGTGGAACTGGTGGCGTATCGGAAACGCTACGCGGAATTATCGGAACTCGAAACCGTCTGGATTGCCGTCGACGAAGCCGTCACGGATTATCGGACGGACGAGATCTCGCCGGCAACTCCGACCGGCGAGGATTCACGGCACGACGTGGCTGGCTAATTGGATACATCGCGTGACGCGGCGTGACACGGCCACGCGAGGCCTGACATGACGAGGCCTGGCTCGATGCGGCCCAGCGGGACATGGCGAGACGTGACATAGGCCGGTGCGGCGCGGCCCGACAAGACGCCGCGTGACAAGGCTAGTCTCGGCACGGCATGGCCCGACTGGTCAAGGCATAGCCGGTGTGGCCCGGCTTGCCAAGGCACGTCAAGACATGGGCCGGCTTGACGAGGCACGACGGGACAAGGCTGGCGAGACTCGGCGTGACATGACGGCGCAAGGGCTGGCCCGGTGTGCCACGACACGGTCTGGCCCGGCTTGTCAAAGCACGACACGGACTGGCCAGACATGGCTGGCACGTCTAGGCGAGACAGGGACTGGCACGGTCAGGTGAGACGCGGTTAGGCAAGGGGTGGCGGGACGTGGCCGGCGCGTCCTGGCGACACCAGGCCAGGCAAGGCCGGGCTCAGCGACTCCAGGCTGGACGAGACATGGCCGGTAAGGCGCGACGGGGCGCAGCTAGACCGAGCACGACGAGGCATAGCCGGTAAGGCAAGGCGTGACGAGGCTGAGTGTGGCGAGCCGCGACATGACCTCGCTTGGTGCGGCCTGGCGTGACATGACGATGCGAGGACCGTCTCGTGTGTGCTGTTTTGGAACAAGAAAAAAAGAAAGAAAGAAAGAAAGGTATCCAAAGAAAGAAAGAAAGAAAAAAAGAATCTAGAGATGCCCGTGAATGTCCTCTGTTCTTTGTTCCCGTCTGTTGCCCTTGCTGCTTGTTGCAACTAGCAAGGGATATATATATGCACGCAGAAAAACTCAAAAAGATCGCTGAACAATTCGCCCAGTTTCGCGCGGCGTATCCGGTCACTCGACGCAAGGGCGGGGCTGATGCCCGACGCGCCTTCGTCCAGGCGATCCAGCTTGTGCCTTACGCGGTCATGCTGCATTCCCTTGAACAGCACAAAAAATCCAGCCAATGGCGGGATCCTCGATTCATTCCGTCGATGCTGACGTGGTTGCGCGATGAAATGTGGATTCAGGTGTTACCCGAACCGGCACCGGCGCGCTTGAGTGTGGGCGACGAGGCCCGGCGCCTCGCGAGTCTCTCGCCGCAGGAGCAGCTCCGGCGCCTCGGGGTGAAGCGATGATCCAGCAACGCGTGCTTCCGTGGCTCTTCGTCAACACGGCCGATGCCCCGCCCGGCTATCGCCTCCACGCCGGGCTGTATCCCACCGGCAAGTGGGGCGATCCGTGCGAGGTGCGGTGTGATGTGTGCGACTACCACGCGCTGGCGCCCACGATGCCGGCAGCGCAACGGCTCGCCTTCCGGCACGACGAGGGGCATCGGTGACGTGGGCCTGGACGGTGGCGATCGTCGGCGGGATCCTCACCGCGCTGGGGATCTATTTCCTCGTCGCCCTCTGGCTGTATGGCCGGGACGTCTGGCGGGAGCGGCGGCTATGAGCGCCACCGATGACGAGATCCTTGACGCCATGCAACGCTATGGCGGCGGCTTCGTGATCGCCCTCGCGCGCCTTTTTCAGCGGGCCGATCCGCAGAACCAGGCGATCCTGCGGGACGCCTTCCGGCACGTCTGGACGGAGTATCGGGAGATCGTCGAACGCCGGCGGGCGCCACAGTGCCCGATCTGCGGCTCGTATACCTGGACGTATCACGGCGACGCGCAAGTGTGCGCGGACTGCGGACGATGATGCTACTGACGCTCTCCCTGTTCGCCCAGGTCGTCCTCTGGTCCGGGCAAGGCGCGGATCTGACGACGACGCTGGTTGCCGTGCAGTCGGGGCACTTCACGGAAGCCAATCCCATCCTATCGAATCAGCCCGTGCGCCTCGTGGCCGTCAAGGTGGGCACGACCGCCGGGATCCATTACCTACTGCACCGCCTCTCGACCGATCATCCGAGACTCGCCACTGTCGTGGCGTATGCGGTCGGGGCGGTCGGCGTGGGGGCGGCGACGGTGAATCTGCAGCGCCTGCGATCGCGGGCGGAAAGGGCTGAATGAGATACGCGATCGTCCTCGTCGCGCTCCTCCTGACGGGGTGTGATTTTCATATCACGAACCCCGCGCCGGTCGTCACCGCCGGCACGACAGCCCCGGGGAACATCACCATCAGCAACACCAACACGAACACCGCGACGACGGATCGCAGCGACACCGAACCCACGCCCGCCCCCACGGGCACCGGGACGCCACCGCCAGCGTCGGGAGTCCTTCCACTTCCGACGTATGGCGAAGGCGTCACGCGCGAGTATGCCGCGGCGAACCCGCACCAGGTGACGCACTCGTGCCAGCTCGTCGACGGGGAAGCCGCCTGGGCCTTTCTCGACGGCCTGATCGGCACGCTGCAGGCTCGGGACGCCCGCTGGGGCTACCTGTGCAAGGACGCCAGTTGTGCCACAAAGGGCCGGGACGTGGTCGCGTATCGGGCGAGCGCCGGCGATACCGGCATTTGGTTGATCGATGTTTTGGGATCGCACTGTCCGTCCGCTGGTGATAGCCCGACGCAGGTCCGCTGGGGCGTGCTCCCCTTTGAGACTGTGCGGCGCTGGAGTGGCACGCGGTGACGCTCGATCGGTGGCGCGGGCAGTTGACCGTGCTCGGCTGGCTGGTGCGGAAGTGGGATGTCTGGCAGATTCGACGGTTCGCGCGGCGCATGAGGCACGAACATGACCGACTCAATAAAATCAGGGGGTTTTCAAACCGTCGTGACGTTCGAAACGACGAACGGCGATCGGGAGGGGTCCGAGTGCGTGCGCGCGGAGATCGTTGATTCTGACCCCAGCGAGGCCGCGCGCAAGGCTGTATTTCGGGCACTTCCGCACGCCCTGCGGACAAAATGGGAGAGCATCGTGGTCGTGCTGACGCGGTTATGAGTGCCGATCGCGCCGCCTGGACGCAGTGGGCGAAGGATCACCCGGATCCCCGTGCCCCCCTGCGCATGGCGAAGGCGAACAAATACCACGCCACAAAAGTGCAGATCGACGGCATCTGGTTTGACAGCCGGCGCGAAGCCGCCCGCTATCAGGAACTCCAGCTCCTTGTCCTGGCCGGCGAGATCGCGGCGCTGGAGGTGCATCCCGGCTTCGCCCTCATGGTGCCTGATCTCACGACCGAGGGGCCGCCGTTCGTATTCCATACCATCGGCTGGTATCACGCGGACTTTCAGTATCGGAACCTCCGCACCGGTAACATCATCGTCGAGGACGTGAAGTCAAAACCCACACGCACTGAAGCCTATAAACTGCGGAGGAAATTCGTCGAAGCGCAGTATCAGATCGTCATCGTCGAAGTCGACTAACTCGGAACGAAAGGACTGACATGCAATCCAAAATGGCCTTGATCACGTTCATGGACGGTGACGGCAACCGCCCCGATAACAGCCTCCCCGGCGGCCTCCCGCCTGGCGCCGTGAATCTCCCCGTGTTCCCGTTCGATCCGACGATCGACAACAGCCTCCCCGGCGGCAGTGGCCGACCGGACAACACGTTACCCGGCAGCCAGCCCGGCATCGACAACACCTTGCCCGGTGGCGGCCATGTCTCGGGACAGCCGATCGTCCCGGGCAAGAAGTTCGTCGTGAAGTGGCTGGCCTGCGTCGGCCTGATCCTCGTGCCGGATAACACGCTCCCGCCAACCCCCGAACCGAAGTAGGAGGACACATGGCCCAAACACCGACACCGAAGCCGCCCACACCGACGACTCCCACACCGCAACCGTCGACACCCACACCCACGGGGCCCACCGATCCGACACCCCCGGATGTGCGACACGGGCAGGGGTAAGTGCGCCCTGTATATCTATACAGCGCGAGCATAGTTATGCTGTTGGCCGTGCTCACATTGCTCGCCTGTGGCGTGGCGATCCAAGGGCGGATCGATGTGGGATCGGACGCAGGCCGGCCCCACGTCGAGACGCCCTGTCCTGGAGTGCAGCCCTAATGTGGCGACTCTGGACACGGGGCTTCGGCCCGCGCGATTGGTGGTATTGGTTCCGCCGCACGGGCTTCCCGGTGTGGGTCGCCTGGCATCTGCCCACACGCTGGGTGTATTGGTGCGCCATTCGCGTGGTGGCGCAGGAACCCACGGATCGGCAGATGCTGGATCGCCTCACCGCCTGGGCGCAGGCGCATCGGGTGGAGTAAGGCATGCGCTGTATCTATTGCGGAGAGGACAGGCTGATCGAACGCATTCCGCCGTGGTGGTATTGCAGCGTGTGTGGTCGAGCCTGGTATGCCCCATAGACCCTTGCGCGCCTGCGTGGTGCCCGGCTGCAGTGCCCTCGTCACCACGGGTCGCTGTGCCCCGCATGCGGTGGCGCTTGAACATACCCGTCCGAATCGGGATGTGCGGAAGTGGTATTACACCGCGCACTGGGCGCACCTCCGAGCCCAAGTGTTGGCCGATGCCGCTTTCACCTGTGCGCACTGTGGAATGGTGCAAGCCACCCTGGATATCGATCACATTGTGAAACACCATGGCGATCCTGCCGTGTTCTGGAATCGGGCCAATCTCCAAGCGCTCTGTAAACCGTGCCACAGCCGCAAAACGGAGCAAGGTCGATGAGATCGCCTGGCACGCGACATGATCCGAATCGGGGGGCGGTCGAAAGGTCTGTAACCCTAGGTGCCGGAAACCACCCGGGCGGCTAATTATCGTGCGGTCAAGTTGGTGGCATGCCCAAGTCTGGACGGTGATGTGAATGCCGAGTCCCTACCGGTTACCGGATGCGGAGCGCCAACGCCGTGGCACATGGCGGCCGGATCGGGCGACGATCCCGGCGACACCCCGCGCTGATCCCGAAGTTATCCCGCCCGCGCCCAGGCATTACGCGGCGCTCGCCAGTCGGTATATGGCCGATGTTCTCGCGGGCAAAGTGGTCGCGGGAAAATGGGCGCGACTGGCGTGCGAGCGGCAGAAACGCGATCTCGATCACGATTGGACGGATCCGGCGTGGCCGTATGTCTGGGATCCGGCGGCTGTCGCCGCAGTCTGCGCCTTTGTCGAGCGGTTGCCGCACGTGGAAGGGCGATGGGCGACGCCGACGATCACCTTGGAACCGCCGCAGATCTTCCTCTTGGCGTGTCTTTTCGGCTGGCGGCATAAGGGCGATCCGAGTCGGCGTCGGTTCACGATGCTGTATTGGGAAATGGGCCGGAAGGGCGCGAAATCCACACTCATGGCCGCCATCGCGCTGTATCACATGCTGGAGGAAGGCGAAGTGGGGCCGCAAGTGATCTGCGGGGCGACGACCGGCGATCAGGCGCGGATCGTGTTCACGATTGCCGCGAAGATGGTGCAGCGATCGCCGTGGCTGCGTGCCCGCGGCTTGGCGGCTTGGAAGTTCAGCATCACCAGTGCCGATGGCAGTATGAAAGCGATCAACGCGAAAGCCTCGACGCAGGACGGGCTCAACCCGAGTTGCATCATCCTCGACGAATCGCACGCGCAGACGTTCGAGTTGCACGACGTGCTCAAGAGTGCTCAGGGCGCGCGGGCGAATCCGTTACTGCTCTGCCCGACGACGGCGGGGTATGACTTACTGTCGGTCGGCTATGCCCTGCGCACGACGTTAACGAAAGTGCTGGAGGGCGCGCTGACGGCGGAGCACTTTTGTGGCGTGATCTACGCGCTCGACGAGGGCGACGACTGGCGGGACGCGCGGACGTGGATCAAAGCGAATCCGATGTTAGGGATTGCCCCGCGGCTCGACGCGGTGCAACGACATTGTCTCGACGCGCAACAGACGCCGGGCAGTGAGGCAGAGTTTCGCGTGAAGGTCTGTAGTGAATGGCAGAATGCCGCCTCCACGTGGCTCTCGCTGACGGCGTGGGACGCCTGCGCAGATCCCGCGCTCCGCCTGGACGACTTTGCGGGGCAGCCGTGCTGGATCGGCGCGGACCTCGCGCAGCTCGACGACCTGGCCGCCGTGGCGCTGGTCTTTCCGCAGGGCGATACCCTCGTGGCCTTCGTGCGGTGCTATCTCCCCGCCGACGTGGTGGCGGAGCGGGCGCGGGCCGTGCCGGAATATCGCCTCTGGCACGAGCGCGGCGAACTCGTGCCCACGGAGGGCACGATGATTGATTTCACGCGCATCGAGACGGATCTGTGCGCGTGGTGTGCCCAGTTCGACGTGCGGGATATCTGCTGCGATCAGTTCGGATCGATCCAATTGGTCGGCACGCTCTTTAATGCCGGCTATCCGGCCCGGCAGGAGCAAAAGATCGCCAGGACGACGACCCCTCCGGCGCGCGAACTCGAAACGCGGATCAAGCATCGGCGCTTTCGGCATGACGGCAACACGTGTCTGCGCTGGCAGGCGTCAAATGTGGTGGTGCGGCGTGGCGTCAATGATTCGCTCTTACCGATGAAGGATCACGCCGAGTCGCCAAACAAGATCGATGCGATCGACGCGCTGCTCTCCGCGATCGGCGGCTGGCTCCGACTCGCGCCGGCCGTGCCCGAATACTCCGTGCAGGTCATGGGATGACGGACGAGGCGCCGCCCGCGAAATCGAAGGGCGGCCGGCCGCGCCTAGAGGATCCCGGTGTCCCGGTGGCAACCTGGCTGCCGTCGTCCGATTACGACCGCCTGATTAAAGTCGCCACGAAGCACGACACGACCGTGTCGGCGCTCGTCCGCACCTGGCTGCGGCTCAAGCTGAAATAGGGTTTCCCTTAAGCGCAACCCCCACCGGTAGTGACACGGCGCAATATGTGCGCGCCGCAATGGAACGCGCCTATAGCCTGCTGGAAATCAAATCGCTCTCAGCGGAGCGGCGCACGTTCTCCGGGATTGCCTCGACGCCGGAACTCGATCGCCAGGGCGACATCGTCGACCCGGCTGGCGTCACATTTCGGAATCCCGTTCCGCTGCTGTTTCACCACGATCAGACGCAACCCATCGGCACGGCCATTCTGACCGCCACGCCCGACGGGATTCTCTTTGAAGCCAGCCTGCCGATTGTCGACGAGCCGGGGCCGCTCAAGTCGCGCGTCGATGATGCGTGGCAGTGCATCCAGGCCGGCGTGATTCGCGCGATCTCCTCCGGGATCCGCCCGCTCGCGAATGGCGTGCAGCACGTCAAGGCCGGCGTCCGCAAGCTGACCAAGTCTGAAATCTGCGAGATCTCGCTCGTGACGATTCCCGCGAACGTGAGTGCCTCGATCCTTTACGTCAAATCGCTCGCGGCACCGCCGCGGCAGGAGCAACGCATGGCTACACAAACCGCCGCCGAAACCGTCCAGAACATTGAGAACAAGCGCGCCGCGCACGTCGCCCGCATGGCGGCGATCATGAAAGCGGCCGCGGACGACAATCGCACCTCCGATGACATCGAAGCCACGGAGCACGATGTGCTCGCGCTGGAGGTGAAGAAGTTCGACGAGGATCTGGTGCGGTGGCGCGGCCTCGAAAAGTTGCAGATTGCCACGGCGGCCCCGGTGCCGGCCCTCGAAGCCAAGCACTTCAACCACGTCTCGGTGCGCGCGAACGTCGAGCCCGGCATCATGCTGGCGCGGTTCGTCATCGCGAAGCTGGCGTCGCGATTCGATAACGTCAACGCCGAAACCTATGCGCAACAGCGCTGGGGCGATTCCACGCCCGAAGTCGCGCTGGCGCTCAAGGCCGCCGTCCTGGCCGGCAGCACGACCGACGCGACGTGGGCCAAGCCCCTCGTCAATCCGTCCATCACGGCGGACTTCCTGCCGCTCCTGCGGGCGGCGACGATCATCGGGAAGATCGCCGGGCTGCGGAAGGTGCCGTTCAACGTGAACGTGCCCGCGCAAACCGCCGGCGGCGTCGTGTCGTGGGTGGGGGAACTCAAGCCGAAGCCCGTCTCCGCGATGGCCTTCAGCATGGAGACGCTCGGGTTTAACAAAGTCGCGGCGATCGTCGTGCTGTCGCAAGAACTCGTGCGGTTCAGCAATCCGTCCGCCGAAGCCGTGGTCCGCGATTCGCTGGTGAAAGACATCGCCGCGTATCTCGATGCGCAGTTCATCAACCCGGCGGTGGCGGCCGTCGCGGGTGTCAACCCGGCGTCCATCACGAACGGCGCGCCCACGGCGGCCGCGACGACCAACCCGCTGGCCGATATTCTTTCGTTGATCAATCACTTCGCGACGAACAACATCCCGATCGATGGGCTGACGTTCATTCTCTCGCCGGCCAACGCGCTCGCGCTGTCGTTCCGCACGAACCTGGACGGCTCGCCCGAGTTCCCCGGGATCGGGATCAGTGGCGGCACTTACAAGGGGCTGCAGTTCATTACCTCGAACGTCGCGACGACCAATGTGGTGGCGCTCGCGCCCGAATACATCCTGATGGCCGACGACGGCGGCGTCACGATCGACGCCTCGACGGAAGCCTCACTGCAGATGGACAGCGCGCCGGCCTCGCCGCCCGATGCGACGACCGTCTACGCGTCGATGTTCCAGATGAACGCGGTCGCGTTGCGCGCCGAGCGCTATATCTCGTGGAAGCGCGTGGGCGCGAACACGGTGAAGTATCTCACCGCGACGGCGTGGCCCTCGCCGACGGGCACCACGGCGATGGCGGCTGAGGCGAACGGCCGCACAAAGCACGCGTAACGCCATGCAGCTCTTCGGCTATGAGCTGACGCTCGAACGGAAAGCCGCGCCCGTGCCGGCCGCCAGCCCCAACAGCTGGTGGCCGGTCGTGCAGGAACCGTATACGGGCGCCTGGCAAAAAAACGACCCGATCACGACCGAAGCCGCGCTGAGTAACTCCAGCGTCTTCGGCTGCGTCTCGGGGATCGCCCAGGACATCAGCAAGATCGCGCCGCCGCTCCTGCTCGAACGCGACGACCGCGGCTTCTGGTCCGAGACGACGAACCCCGCGTATACGCCCGTCCTGCGCCGGCCGAATCGCTACCAGACCGATCAGCAGTTTCTCGAACAGTGGGCACTCTCGCGCCTGCTGACGGGCAACGTCTACGTCCTCAAGAACTATGACGACCGCGGCGTCGTCAACCAGCTCGACATCCTGAACCCCACGCGCGTGAAGGTGCTCGTGGCGCCCGATGGCAGCGTCTACTACGAGCTGCAACCGGACGATCTCGCAGGCATTCCCAGCGACACGCCGCCGCTGATTGTGCCGGCGAAGGACATCATTCACGACCGCTACAACTGCATCTATCACCGGCTGCAGGGCGTTTCGCCGCTGTATGCGGCGGCGGCGCCCGTCTCGCAGGCGCATGTCATTCAGACGAGTAGCAGCAACCACTTCGCGAAGGGCGGGCGGGTCGGCGGGTTCCTGATTGCGCCGACGAAACTCGATCCCCTCTCGGCCGCGCGCATCGAGGCGCAACTGGCCGAGAAAGCGAAGACGGCGAACAGCATCATCGTCGCGGACTTCGGCATGAAGTTCGAGCCGTTTTCGGCGACGGCGGTGAACTCGCAGCTCATCGAGCAGCTCGGCTGGACGGAAGAAAAGATCTGCGAAGTGTTTCGCATGCCGATCTCGATCCTGAACAGCAGCAAGCAGCCGCCGTATGCGAACGCCGAAGCCTCGCAGTTGCAATACAAGTCGCAGTGCCTGGAGCCGCACCTGGTCGCGATCGCGAAGACGCTCGGCTACGGGCTGCAGTTGCCCCTGCACCTGAAGCTGGAATTCGATGACACGTTGCTGATCTGGTTGGATACGGCGTCCCGGACACAAGCTGCCCAGGGCGCGATCGTCTCGGGCATGTCGCCAAACGAAGTGCGGGATACCTACTACGGGCTGCCGCCCGTGCCCGGCGGGGAGCTGCCGTATCTCCAGCAGCAGCAATGGCCGGTCGCGCAACTCGCGGAACGCCCCGCCACGCCCACGCCCGTGCCGGAACCCGCACCCGAACCCGAACCCGAGCCCGAACCCGAGCCGGAGGCCGCATGACGCTGGAATTCTCGCGCGTCACGCTGCCGCCGCTCTGGACCGTGGCCCAGGCGAAGGTGCATCTGCGCATCACGAGCACGGCGCACGACGCCGACATCGCGCAGAAACTCGCCACGGCGCAGGAAGCGATCCTGGCGTATCTCAACACGGCCGCCGATCCGTCGTGGGATACCGGCAGCGCGCCGGCCGCCGTCACGCACGCGATCCACTTGCTGACCGCCTACTACTACGCGGACCGGGGCGACGGCGAGTTGCCGGATCCGTGGGAAAAGATCTACGCCCTCCTGGCGGCGTATCGCGATCCGACGGTGGCCTGATGGCGCGTGGCGACTATCGGCACCTCGTCACGTTTCAAAACCCGGGGCCGACGGTGCCGGTGACGTGGATCGATCTGGACCCGCCGACGTGGTTCGTCACCCTGTCGCAAGTGACGGGCGATGACATCGGCGTCTTCATCGAGCCGGCGGCCGGCACGCCGATTAGTTCCGCGTCGTATCTCGTGCGCGGGGATTTTCACCCGGGCGTGACGACGCAGACGCGCATGGTGTGGGAGTCGCAGATGTTTGCGATCACCAGCATCAACAACGTCGACATGCGGGGGCTTGAGATGGAATGTCGCGCGGTGCCGCTGGCGATGTAAATGCCGATTCAAGCCACGCTCTCGCTGCAAGGGCTCGCGGAACTGAAGGACGCGCTCGCCCGTCTGCCGCAAGAACTGAAAGGGCAGGCGACGCAGATCGTGCTCGACACCGCGTATGCGGCGGCGAAAGACGTGGAGAGTCAGTATCCGATCGGGCCGGGCACGAGTCGGAACGGACGCAAGATTCCGCCGGGCCAGTTGCGGAAAGGCGTGAAGGTCTTCCCGATGCAAGTCGGCGCCTTCGCCGTGGCCGCGCAAGTGCGGAGCACGTCACCGCACGCGTGGTGGCATGAGAACGGGTGGAAGCTCAAGCCGCGCGAGACACGCAAGAAGTGGTCGCGCGGCACGATGTTCGGCGTCAAGGGCGTGCCGCGCCCCGTGTTTGTGCCGACGATGATCCGGTATCGGCGCGTCATGTATCAAAAGCTGGCCGTGTTGCTGGAATCCGTGGGACTGCTCGTCAAGCACGACGAAGCGGCGTGAAGTCCTTAACGGCGCGTTAACGACAAAAGGAGTCACCGATGGCAATTATCTCTGGACGCAATGGGCAAGTGCTCTGGGATCC